GAATACTGGTGTAGAAGCATCAGTAAAATTTATATCTCCAGTAAAAGCAGGACTTGCTAAGGTTTTGTTAGTTAGTGTTTGAGAACTTGTTAGTTGAACAATATCACTATTGGTAATAGATGCTATCTTTGTAGCAGTATCTGCATTACCTTCTAAAGCTGCTACTAATGTTCCAGTAGATATAGTTAAATCCCCAGTAGCACTTGGTGTTGAGGTTGTTGTACCTAAAGTAAATTTATCAGCAGATTCGTCCCATATAATTGCTGCATTATCTCCTGTGCTACCTCGTTCTATAATCAACCCTGAATCGTTAGCATTAGAACCTGCTCCACGATTTAATCCAATAATATTATCTGATACATCTAAATTGGTTTGATTTACAGTAGTCGTTGTTCCATTTACTGTTAAATCCCCTGATAGAGTGATACTTGCCCCTTGTGTTGTGCCAGTTAGAGTTGGGGCAGCTAAAGTTTTGTTTGATAAGGTTTGTGAACCAGTAAGAGTTACTTCTCCTGATGCTGTTAGATCAATAGCACCATCACCTGCATCATCATAGGCAGCAGATAAATTAGTATGACTTGCATTGGTAACCAACATAGCACCAACTGTATCTTGTATATATTCTTGTAAAGTGTCTGAACCAATATAAAGTGTAGTTGATACTTTAACTTTATTACTTGCAATCTGTAAGTCTGAAGCTGTGCCATCACCATCATATAAAGTGCGAAGTGTTCCATCTATTCCCCCAGTTTCTCCAGTATGAATTAGCTGAACATAACCCTGATTTACAGGTGTATTACCTATATTTGTATTACTACTCAATGTCTAATTCCTTATATAAATCTTTATCTTTCATTCGTTTATGACCTCTACCGATGTCATCTGAAAATATGGCAGGTTTGCCTATGAGTCTTTTTAGTTTGTTCGGTTTATCACAATCGAAATTATCAACTTCTGAACAATCTTTGTATTTTTCAGCAGTTATGGATTGTTGTACCTCAAATTCTTTTCCACAATCGCATTTATAATCGTATAATGGCATCTAAATCTCCTTCAAATTCTTATTTAATGGTAATATAGGGCTAACCGAAATTAGCCCCATATTGAACCGATTTTCACTTATCCTAAATTATGGATTTGTGAAATTCACAACACCTAATGATGTTGAGTTAGCAGCATGTGATAATGCTGCACCAAATAGTACATCTGCTACAACAGAAGTTGCAAGATGGTCAATATCGTATGATGATTGAACTCTTGGTGCTACTTGCTGTGCAAAGTACACAGATTGTCTGTTGAAGATAGTTGCTGTTTCGTCATTTGAACCACCATCGTCGTCCCAGTCAGTAGAAGGGAAAACATTTAAGCCATAAGCTGACATAATTTTACCTTGTGCATGTGGGGCTGCTCCATCTCCTCTAACATTAGCATCTGTAAAGTCGCCTAATGATAGTAAAGACATATAAGAAGCAGGTGAACAATATAAGTAGTGTTCGCCATCTGTGTAGTCAAATCCTGCATCAAGCAGTTTTTGTAAACCAGTTCTAATTAATGCAGTTGTAAATACATTGTCAGAACTTAAAGCAGTATCATTACCTGAAGCAGATTGTAAAATATCTACTGCAAGGTAGTTTTCTACTTTTTTAGCTAAAGCATAACCCATTGATTTTGCATAAGCACCAAATAGGTCAGCAGATTCTTGAACTCTTACGATGTCCTCGATTCTTTTAGCTTCGTAGTGATGTTGGTCAACTGTTAATTGAATCACACCATCTGTGTTATTTTGATAAGTTACTGCAGTTCCTGCAGACTTAGCAGCAGCAGTATCTTCTGCTACTTTAGGGATATTTAGAATGTCGCCACCCTCAGCTAACATACTTGAGAAGTCAGATACTTGATTACGAAGAACGAATTTTCTTTCTGCATAGTCAAGGATAGCATCTCTCCACATCTCAGGTATAAAATTCAAATGTTATCGTCAAAGTTTTTTATCATTGACTTCTTTATTTTTCAATAAAGTTCGGCATATCTTTTCACTATAAGGTGGCTAACCTTTGTGTCGCTGACTCTTGGAAGTATTATATCTTTTCAACTTCTATGCTCTGCCCCTGAATAATCTTTGATTATCCTTCGGTTCTGATTCCCATATCTCTCGACTTAGGGTTCCAGCTTAATTCAGCGATTTATAGCTGCCAATCTATTCAGCAGCTGTAGTTGTTGTTACATTTCCATCAGCCATTTTATTACTCTCCTTTTAAGGTTTTAATTTCTATAGCCATCTACTATCTGTTTCCAAAGTTTAGGGTTCTTTCTTGCTTCCTGTCTGTCTTGTTCTGACAAATCAGACCATTTGCTATTTCCAGCAAACTTTCCACTTGAAGTAACCTCTTTGGCATCAGATACTTGCACTTTTTTATTTCCCAGTCTTTCAATGTGCTTTTCCAACTTTATTGTCGGCAGGTCTACATAGATTTCTTGTTCGTCATCTGAAAGTTGGGACAGCAGATGTTCTCGTCTTTGTTTCTCTTGAATCTGAAATTGTTCCACTACAGGTTTTAACTGTGAGTTTTCTTCCTTCATCTTTTCATACAAAGATTTAAACTCCTCTTTTTCTTCAAGCTGTTTTTGTTCTTGAAGTTTGAGGTTCTCTTTGAGTTCCTTCAACTCAGCTTCTGCTGCTTGGCTTCTTTGTCTGTATTTCTTGCTTTCTGCAATTAAATTACCTACTTCTGATTTTACATCAGTATTTTCCTGTGTAGGAGTTTCTGCTACTGCTTGTTCTTCTACTTTTACATTTTCTTCGGACATTCTGCCCTCCTATTTTATTTACCTATTTTAACTTTGATAGGTTTGCTTTCATATTTCTTCACATTCCTATCAATGATTTTTTTAAATTCTTTTGCAACAAAATCTCTATTCTTTGCATTTAAATCTCTAAGAATATAACCTCTATCTTCATTGGCTTTTACAATAGTTCCATTTTCAAAGACTAAAGTTGCTCTATTTTTTTTACCTTCAGGTCTTATTCTTCTTGCTGTTTCACCACTTAATAACATGGTTACTCTATCGCTCTTTCTAAATTTTCCTAATGCACCAGTTGCTTTTCGTGCTGCATAATCTTTTGACTTATATTTAAAGATACCATTTTGCATAATACCATCGTTCATATCTTTAACAATTCTACCTCTTGCAAACGAAGCTACTTTACCATAATCATTTTTGCTCAACTTTACTATGTCAGATGCTTTCATTATACTGGTATCCATTCATGTCTGCAGTTAAATCCACCACCATCTGCAAAACTTACAGGTGCTTCTGCTTCTATTTCTGCAATAGTCATGCCTTTGCCTTGCATTTCTAATGTTGCTTGGCATACATCTCGTGTTACTTCATCATTGGGTCCAACATATTCAAACTTTTGTTCAGGCACATCTTCAAATAACTTTGCAGTAGTTGTTCTTGCAAATCTTGCAAAACTATCATTCAATAATGCTACTTGTTGTTTGCTACTTAGTGCTTTACCTACTCCATAGGTTTCTGTAAGCCCATCCATAATACTTTTAGAACTTGCACCAGTTAGCAATCCTCTAAACATCGAAGTCTTTAATTCATTAGCATATCGTGTTACTCCTGATGAAATAGTTGATAAGTCTAATATGCTTAATATCTCTATTGCTGTTACTGCAGTTACTGTTTGTTTAGTTCGTTGTGCTGCAGTTAGCAAATCAAAACTTTTCACTAATTGTTTATCATAACTTCCTTTTACTTTTTCAAGCAAAGCAGGAAATCCTAACTTAGTTAGGTCATCAACAAAGTCAATCTGTTGGAATGCTTGTGCTAATCCTGCATCATCTAATACGACTAATCCTGCAAGAACTTTCTCAATCTTGCTAAGAAGTTTCTTTTGGATTTTCTCCATGTCTTTTTGATAGAAGTCTAATTCAGCCATTATTGTTGTGCTTTAATGATTTGGTCTATTAATGTTTCTTCTTGTGCTTGTGGTTGTTCAGCATCTATCTGTTCCACAATGCCTTGTATTTCTTCTTCCTGTAAGTCAGGATTCTTCTTTCTTAAATAAGATTGTCTTGTTTCTAAATCATTTTGGAATGCCCAAGAATAGTATTTGATTTCTTCATCAGTACTCATAGGCACTTCTCTTTCTGCAAAGTCAATACTAAACTGGTCACCAAGATTAATACCACCTGATACTTCACAGATTCTTTTAGCAATTTGGAATTGTTGTTTTTCAAATGGTCTGTAAATTTGTTCTGTATCACTTCGTAAAGCATCCATTAAATCTAATTGACTCATCTTCTTAGATAGTCCTGATTCTGCACTCTTATCTGCCCAGTTAATTCTTACATTGTTTGCTTGTGCAATACTATCTACCATATACTTGGTGGATTCAATCATCGCTTGGACATTTGCATTAGGTGTTGCATATTGGAAGTTTGCCCCTTCAGGTAATACTAATGCTTTGTCTTGTCCAAAGTTAATTCGTTGTTCAGTATCTAATCCTGTAAAGACTGGTTGTCCTAATTGGAATCTACCATGCAAAGCTAATTCTGTAAGCATAATGTTGATACTTCTCATACCATCTACTAAGTCTGATGCCCCTTCTCTAAAGAAATCTCTTGTGAATGGGTGTCTATGTGCTATGTTAAATGGTAGTATATCTCCATAAGGGTTTCTATCATCAGGAACAATAGAAGTAATCTTACCTCTACTGCTAATCATAAAGTGTTTCCCTTCCATATCATCAGTATCTTTACTCCAAAACATATATTGTGCATCTTCTGTTCTTGCTTGTAGATGTGATTCTGCTTGATACATAATAGCAAAAGGTTCATCTTCGTTTGGTTTAAAGAATGGTGTAAAGAAATGGATTGGTCTGTATTTTAGTTTCTTGTTTACATCGTCCCAATGAGTATATAGTGCTTCTGTACCTAATAGATAAGTCAGTTGCTCAAATTGTTTCATAAACGAATCCAAATCCCCAATGACTTCGTTATAGTTGTCGTTATATCTTACTGGTGCTTGTTGATATACCAATGCTCTCCTTGATATAATGTTTCTAACAAGGTTGATATACATTGGTGGAATTTGTGATAAACTATCACTATCAAAATATCCTTTAATGTCTTGTTCTAAGTTAATTCCTTCAAAGTAATCAAGAAGTCTTTCTCTTTGTTCCATTTCTGAGTTGTGTCCTTCTTCTATCGTATCCATAAGAAGATCATACAACATCTTTTCTGTTAAATTATAAATTATCATGTTTCATACCTTTTATAAAATTTTATCTCATCAGACTGCATATTATCCATATATCTGTCTGTGAACTCTTTAATAAGTTCTTTGTTTTCTCTATCTTCTTTTATACTTAATCGGTATCCCCATACCATAGCACCTAACATACTAACTATAACCCCAACACAGAACCCTAAACTAAACTCTACCATTCTATTGATACTCCTCTACCTTTGAAGCCATATCGGTAGTCCATTGGATAACATAAAGCATCTAAAAAGTGTGATAAGGTTTCTGTCTTTAATATCTGTCCATTTTCCATAGTACAAAGTTCTAAATCTCTAATAGTGTTCTTACACTTAGGATTAATAAACAAACGATGCTTACCAGTAGCATCTTCTAACATCTTATTCAAAGCATTTAAACGATCCTTTTGAGTTGGGTTCGCTTTTTTGCTGATTACTGTAAACCCAGCTTCTTGTAATATCATGTGGTCAGACTTTGTACTATTACTGGTTCTTGCCTTCCCTGCTGGGTCAGGATAGCAAGGCAAACCTCGTCCCTTTTCAGCCATTAGCTTTGCCAATTCAAATGTATTTGAGTTCTGTAATCCGATTTCATCAAACACATAGACTTCTCCAGCAGTATTCTCGCACATTAGGATAGCAGTCATATAAGATGCTACCCCAAAGTCGATTCCCCAAAACATTCTTGAAGATTTATCCATTACTCTACAATGAATATCCCTACTAAAATTATATGCTGCTCTATTTGCAGCAGTAAGAAAACTTGCAAGATATTCTTGCTCAAATGTTCTCTTATCTAAATTCTTTTTGGCATTCTCTACTTCTTCTGAAGAAATAAAGCCACCATCTAAGGTAGTAAACTGCCAAGACTTATAATCTCCACCCTTAGATTGTCCTTTGACAAATAGATCGTAAAAGTGGTTTTGTACACCAGTAGGAGTTCCTACGAATAGTGCATTACCTTGTGTTTCTGCTAAAGTTGGTTGTATAATCTCTCCCCAAACATTCTCTTTCATATAAGAATACTCATCCATTACTACCATCGTGGTTGATACTCCACGAAGTGAGTCTGGTTTGTCTGCCCCTTTGAGTTCAATCTTTGCCCCATTGTTAAGAGTAATAGATAGTTCAGTTTCATTAATACTGACTTCTTTCTTTGCAAAAATGTCTTTGAGGATACTCCAAGATACCATTTTAGCTTGTCTATAAGTAGGAAAGACGATCCACCTTCTTTCATTTGCTTTAAAAGGTTTTGACAATAAAAATAAAATTGAGAAGTAAGACTTTCCCCATCTTCTCCCACATGATAAGATTTTATACCTTGTCTTGTCATTAAGGATTTCTTTTCTTGTGGCATCAATCGTCCAATCCATCTATATCAAATACCTTAATCGGTTCTTCTGAAATATCCTTGATTCCTATACTTTGACTTGGTTTACCCAAGATTCTATCTGCCAAGAAGTTTACAGCAGTCATATTCCCACTTAATGCTTCTTGATATACTGTGTTTACCACACTCTCCAACATAGTCTTTTTAGTCTTACCCATAGGTTGATTAGCTATTTCTCTAATATGTTCGTTCAATGCAAACTCTTTCGGTGGTCTGCCTTTAGGATTACCTGATTGTCCTTTAACCCAACCTTTTCCAGTTATTCCACCTTTGAGTTTTTTATCGTTGTTTTTTGGTTGTTTAACAACCTTTTTCTTTTTTGTTTTGACTGCAGCCAAACTAATCACCCCACTATTTGAAGGTTATGTTCGTTATTAAAACGAAAGGGAAGGTGTTACCCTTCTACTATATAGGGAAAAAGACTACAAGAAACCCTTAGTAAAGTCTTATAAATGCTTGTAAGTGTTGATATTGTTGAGAAAGATTTTTTTTTGAGGACTACAAAAAACCCCTCGAAATGGTGCTATAAATTTAATTATTGTACCTGAGGGGCTTTCTGCACTTAACTGATATTAAGAGGTATTACAAGATTGTTCCTGTATTGTTAAAAGCATTAACTAACATTTGAGGGCATTCTTCAGCTTGATAATCTTCAAAACCAAAGAAACCATCATTTTTTAAAAATAAAGCAGTATCTCTAATTGTTTTAAATTCAAAAACTTCTTTATTTCCATCGATGTCAGTTCTTTGTACTCTTAATGGGCTTTCTGCTTGTGTGTCATATTTAATCATATATTGTTCAGCACCCCAAAAACCTTTAAGTCCTAAACCCATTTTGTTGTTTTTAATATTTGTGTTCATTTTAATCTCCTTTGTTTTAATTAACACTATAATATAGGGGGTTCTATTGCCAATGTCAAGAAAAAAGAGAAATTATTTTTTTAGGCAAATCATCGACGAAGTTTGATACTATCATATCTTCAGGTAGGTCATCTATTATGTATTTATATCCATATTTCTTTATGGTATCGGTGCTAAAGTCGTCTATTAGTCTATATGTGCCTAATTCTATTTGATGTGGCTCAAATACTACTATCTGTTTGTGTGGAATATTAAACTGGATAAGATAACTGTTATTGTCAGTAAGTTTTTTTGCTTTATGTTCTTTGATGTGGAAATAATTCATATTAGCAAAGAGTGATTGTACTTCTACTTTGATGGTTTGGTTTTGGTAGGTGATTTTAAAATCAGGTAATGATGTGATTTGCCTTCTTAATACTCTTATTACTCTATCTTGGTCATGGTTGTCAAAGGATAAAGTCAATTCATTATATTGTGGTAAAGAGAATAAATAAGCAAAGACATCTTCTACTAACCACCCTCTACATATATCAATAAAATGTTGTTCAGGGGTTCTGTTATCCTGAATATGTTCCATTTCCTTGCCTAAGGTTTTATTGATGGTTTTTAGCTGTTGTTTGTATTCGTAATACTTTCCATGTAGGTAATGATTATAGTTTTTACTTTTAGATAGTTCTTTTAATTGATTGTATGCCTTGTCTAACTTATTCATTTTCTTCTAAGTAGATGTTTAATCAATGTGGCTTGTTTGGATAGTTTT